TGATATATTTTTCACCTGCATCTTTAAGCTGGTCAATCATGTGGCAACCATATACTCTATTTACTTTAGAGTTTTTTACATTCTTCTTAATAACCTCATCAGGTTGATAAGCTAAGTAATGTAATTGTTTTCTTCTTCTGAAGTAATCCTTAACATGTGTTACCTCATTCTCATGCATTATAGTAGTGTTGTATAGTTCAGCAAATAATCTACAAATGTAGTTTACATCATCTGCTTCTCCTGGTCTACCTACATATTCTGCAACAATAATTCTTTTAGTTCTGTCTCCTATAATAACACTTTTATAAACATAGACTGCTGCAAGAGAGGTTCCTTTATCTTGTCTATAAGGGTCATACCCTATTTTAAAAGCCCCTCTCATAGGTACTTCAGGTGGGTATTCATATATAACAGGACATCCTTCTAAAGAAGTATTGTCAGGCTTTTGTCTATAAATTACATTAGCAGTACCATCTAATATAGGTTCTGCTTTAACTTTCTTAGAGTCATAGTCATAATATAACTTAACTGGTGTCCCCATAATCATGTGGAGATTCTTAGCTTTTACTATTTCTAACTGTCTTTTTAATTCAAGGACAGGAAAGTTATTTACACTAATCATACCAAAAGCTTCAAAAGGACCTAAAGGTTTTTCTTGCATCCTTCTTTGAATATCAGCAGATGTAGCTCCATTATCAAGCAAGAGTTTTCTTTGAGCTAACTCTAATGCTTTAGCACCTACAGTATCAGAGTTACCTTGTTCATCATAGTAACCCTCCATATTCCAAGTAATAGGGTGGAAGAATCCACACTTCATATCCTCAGACTCTTCATCCCAAATATTTTGAAAAGGTAGTAAACCAAATCTTAAAGGGTTTGAATGCATTTCAGAATAATCTGCAGTACCTCCTTCCATATCTCCTGATGTACCAAACACAGTAATCATTCCTGTTTTAATTGCCCCTGCCATTACACAGTCTTGAGAAGCTGCATAAGAATCTTTAAGTAATCCAGGAGTACCAAAAGCTCCAGATTCTTCAAAAATTAAATCTCTAGCATCTTTTCCCCTAGCAGCATCTGGATTATCTTTAAAAGTAATTGCCATGATTTCAGATAGAAAACCTGTTTCAATCTTAACTCCATTTCTATATTCAATAGTAGAAGCTTTAACGTGGTCCATTTTATCTACAACATCTTTAGGATATACCCAAGCTGTATTAGCATTAATAAAGTTAAGGTAGTTAGAAGCCATAGTATAAATACCTTTAGGATAAAGGAACCTTTTTTCATAAGCACCAAAGATAGTAAGAGCTTTAGGATAACATAAATAATTTTTAACAGCTATAGCTGCATTCTTATAAGAGTATCCCTTTCTTCTAGACTTACCTACAATAAGATTATAACCTCCATTTAAATAGTCTACTTCAATCTTAACCTCAAGTTGAAGTCCTTTAAATAGTTCTTCTAAAGCTTTCTTTTGTGCTTCAGCTTCAGGCATTGTCTTAGCATGTATTCTACAAGTTTCATCAAACTCTGTTTGAATTCCTAAGCCATCTACTATTCCATTAAAGGCAATTTCTCTTGACCAAAAATAGTTATAATCTCCATCCCAGAAATCTGGAAAATCTGTAACTTTAGCTGACTTCTTTGCATTCATATCCTCTACTTTAAGGATAGGGCAGAAGTTTAAATAAAAATAATGGTCTCCAGTAATTTTTACACCCCCTGAAGAATACCCATTAATAATTCTACTTCTTTGTTCTTGCCAATAAGAAAACCAATCAGGAGAACCCCAAGGATCTAAACAGTAAGCATTATACTTCTGAAATTTCCTGGCCTCTTCTCTGAACACTTCTGTGTTTATCCAAATCCCATCAGGATTTCTTATTGAATTTAATTGACTCATTTATTTTAAACTATTTGGGTCTGCAAATGGACTTACTATTTTTTGTCCTTTCTTTTTAACTTCCTCAAAGATCTCATTATCAACTTTTTCTCTAAGAGTATTTAGATTTTCTAGTACTCTAGAAGTATCATTAAGAGCTGAGGTAATGTCTTTAGGTTTAAAGATTGGAGCCCCTGTCCTTAAGTTTACATCATTCATACTAAATCCAATAAAGAATTGTTGCATTTTTTCAGCTGCAGATTTAGCTGCCATATAATAATTGTAAGTCACTGAAGCTTCAGCCTGAAACTCTTTTAATTTTGCAATTCCTGCAATTAAAAGTCTATCTTGGGAATCCCACTCAGCTCTTGTAATTATGTCTTTAATAATTTTATCTGCTCTTTGATCTTCAGAATAACCTGAATAAGGGTTACTCTTTTGAATAGAGGCCATGAACTCAATATAAGAAAGGTCTTCTATAGCATATCTTTTGTCTTTAGATTCATCTCTCTCCCAAATATCCCGAAATGGGAACATAAGTAGAGCTTCTGTTGAAGGAGAGACTACTTTGCTCTCCACTGTAAATAATAAACTCATATTATTGGTATTTGTGAATATCTGTTTCTTTGATTCTTTTTGAAATGATTAGCCCATGTGTGTGATACTCAGGTAATCCAATTACATTAACTCCCACTTGAAAATCAATAAAAACAGTGGTAATGTATAATCTAAACCATTTTGCCATTTTCTTTCTCTTTAAATTTTAAGTAAACTCTGGTAATCTGCTGCACTACCCAGCCTAAAAGATAGGCATGTGGTTCATCATTATTCACATCTACTGTGGCTCCCATACTTTTAAAAAGCTGATTACATAAGTGATCTGCTTCATGAGCAATAGTATCTGCTAATTCACACTCAATTTCTATCCCTTTAAAAATTGATCTGTGCTTACCTAAGTTAATAACAATCATGTGATGTTGACCTCTCATTTGAGACATACCTAACACATTGTCATCTTCATCTAGGTTTTGCTTGTATTTCTTATTGATTGCAGGATAATCTTCACTAAAATTACCTGTAATAATAATATGTAGTAGTCTTCCATAAGGATTGACATCTACAGCTTTAGTTAGCATCATGCTTTGAATATTGCAATTGATCTGTTTAACCAACCTTTTAAGAATTTACCTAAAGCTTTGTTTACTCTTACTAAATTATTGTAAGCTGTGTTTCTTGCATTGTAAAGACATTCCTCTGTTACATACTGCATTTTCTCCCTAGTTGCAGGCCCAATAATTCCATCATCTGGTACCTTAGCACATCTTTGCATTAATTTGATTGCTCTAGCATTACCCATGTTATAGGCTGTATCAAAATACATTAACCTAGCCTCAAGAGGAAGGATAAAAGCATTGATTGCTCTATAGTATTTAGTGTAAGCTATAGCTGCAGCTTCTTCATAAGTAGTGTCTTTAAAATCATCAAAGTTTTTAAAGAGTTCTTTATTATGATTATAGGCAATACCCCAAAGAGTCCAACCTCCTGAATCTCCAGCTACATTATGTAAGCTACCTCCTGCTTTAGGATTCTTTACCCCTTCCCAAACTAGTGTTCTATTAAAGATATGTTCTTTGAAATATTCAAATTCTTTTTCTACTGTTGGGTTAGCTTTGGCTAATCTTAAGTAGTCTCCTATGGTAAGTTTATTTGCCATTATCTGATTCTTGTTGCGTTAATAATAAGGACATCAGCTGTATCATCTTCATAAGTGATATCAATTCTTTTTGTAGTTGCTTGAGGACCTTCTACTTGAGGAGGAATTACTCCGTTACTATAAGTAATTACTAGTTCTTTTGTTTCTTCCTTATACTCTGTAGCAGTACAACCACAGTAAGGTTCTATACTTTTAATTGTAGGTATTGTGTCAGTTGCTTGAAAAACAATTCTCTTAGCAGAACCTGCTTTTATAATTCCTAAATTTACAGTTGGGTTTATCCAGTGACTCATTATCTTGTTTTTTTATGTGTTATTCTTAATTCAAATTCTCTAGATTTATAAAAGTTTAAGTATCTAAACTCAATATCATACTCTCTTTTATAAAGAATCCAGTCAAGTGCATCTAACATAATAGGATAGCAGATTCCTCCGCAAGTCTTGTTTGCCATTTGTAATGCTGGAGTAGAACATCCACACTCTACACATTCTCCATTAGAATAGCACTGTTTGTTCATTACAAATAACCTGTAGTTGATTTGCTCAAATATGTGCAAGGGTAATAACCAATTAAATCTTTTACTGTAAAAAAGTTTGTGTCTTACATTACCTTGAATGTATGCTACAATGTTACTAAAGTTTACTTTTGCTTTCATCTTCTTTTCTTTTAAGTGCTGATTCTAGTTGTTCTTTCTTTCTGAAATAGTTAGCTGGATTTATCCTTTGCTCTTTAAACATCTTACTATAAACTTTCAAGTAATAAGAAAGTCTTTTAGGATAGA